GTGTTAAGTTTTTGGTTTAGACCTGATTGGGAATGGGGAACTGTTCCTGTTGCTTCTGCAAATGAACCAACGTATAATTTAGCGTCTTGGGGAGATCCAGGTACGAACGGTTGGTTATTTAGAATAGATATTTTCGATCATCCGGGTTATGTAACTTTAGCAACGTATGCTCCGACTGTACGTTCATTTGCTAACCCTGCTGATTTTGGGTTGAATAATAGAAATTGGGCATATTTTGTTATAGTTTCAGATATTAGTAATAAACTATTTAAAGTATATATAAATGGACAATTAGCAATATCTCAGTCAAACATAGATTGGGATATGCCACCTGATGATTATGTTTCAATAGGGACAAGAATATTTTCAACAGGGTATGGGGCGGCAAATGGTCTGTTTTCCAATCTTCAAATTGCCCGATACGACCCAAACATTTGGACTGATGCCTATATACAATACATTTACAGAACACAAAGTCCATTTTATATATAAGGAGGCGAAATTATGGTGTTTAGTACTACGAAACCTGCAAAGATTGTTATTTTATCTGCAGTAGACGATATTAAGAACAGTGTTTGCAAAGTTAAGTATGCATTTAGATTCGGCATAACTGAGGCAACACACAGTGAACAAGTTATTGATCCTGAGACAGGTACAACAATTGAACAACAAGTTCAAGGTTGGGAATATAAAGAGATCGTAAAAGAAGAAACATTCCCACTTACAAGGAAAGCAATTATTCCCAATTTACTCGAACTCTATTACCAAGCCGAAGTGCCTATATTAGAACAAAACCTACAATTAGCTCAGGCACAACTTCCAAAAGAACTTAACTCTTAATTAGGAGGTAGATAATATGTTATTTCTTATAGGTTTACTTATCGGCTGCGGGATAGCGACCGCAGCCTTTCTTTACTTCAGACACAAGGCGTACGCCCACGAACAAAGAATTCGCCAAGAGCTCGAACAAACTGTATCCGATCTCAAAACCAAACTCCAGAAACTAAAGGAGGAGGAAGCCAATGTTAAGAAAACTAAAAGTTTTCATGATATGCATTCTGCTCTTAAGTACCTTGATGATGTCCTCAAACGTGTTAAATAATGCTACAGATACTACATTCGAATTTATTTACATAGACGAAAACGGCAACGCAGTAATACCACAACACAAAATTATTCCGTTAGCTAACTATATTGCTCAATTAGAAGCACTAAACAAAAATTATCTTGAGCAAATACATCTATTAGAACAGATGGTTTCTACATATGAAGAAAAACTTTATGCTCTAACAAAAGAGCTAGAACAAACCAAAGCACAACTTCAACAAACACAACAAGAATTAGAAAAAACTAAAGACGAATTGAGCAAATATAAAACTAACAATTTACTTTTAAGTATTGTGGCAATTATCTCTGCAGGTTCTGTTATTTACATCTTCGCGAAAGGAGGCTAAACAATGGAGGATGTAATGGGCTGGGTTATACCAATAATTTCAATAATTGTTACAGCATTAACAACATTGGCAACATGGAATTTGCGGATTTCATCAGAAAATTTAAAAGACTTGACACACGCAGTACAAAAACTTCAAATAGAAATTGCCCAGCATGAGGCTAGAATTTCAACATTAGAAAGGAAGGTGGGGGTATGAAAGAGAAATTAAGTAGTAGGAAGTTTTTAATGTCGTTATTCATCTTTGCAATTACATTGGTTCTCTTTGTCTTTGGTAAAATATCTGAAGACGGATTCTTACAAACTTTAATGACCGTATATGCAATATATGTAGGAGGTAATATCTCTACCAAATTCATAAAACCAAGGAGTGGTTAATATGAACGACGAACTTTTAAAACAATTACTTGAACAACTACACATTGAAACAGCCAAATTACTTCTTGAAAAAATACAGACTGGTACAGCAAAACCAGCTGAGATACAAGCGGCTATTGCGTTATTAAAACACAACGGAATCCAAGTAGACCCTGATAAATTTGATGAAGACCCATTAAAACTGTTGAAGGAGGAAGTCGAAAGAATAGACCTGTTTGACACAAACTAAGGTGGTGAAATAAATGACTAATGTTACCATACAAGATTTGCAAAACGACTTTAAACTATTTGTGCTCTATGTTTGGAAAGTACTAGGACTTCCTGCACCCACACCTATACAGCTAGCCATTGCTGATGAATTACAATATTCTGATGAAAACTTAATCTTATTAGCATTCAGAGGTGTAGCCAAGTCTTGGCTCACCTCAGCATATGTTCTATGGCGTTTATGGAAAGATAGACAATTAGAAATTCTGGTTGTTTCAGCAAGTTCTACGCGTTCGACCGAATTTGCCAACTTCGTCCGACGTGTGATGGCAGAGGCCCCGCTACTTCGTGAAATGCAACCAGACCGCAGCAAAGGCTTAAGAGACAGTATTTTGTCGTTCGACGTTAATGGTAAAAAGCCATCTCACGCACCGTCCGTCAAAGCCGTAGGTATTACAGGGCAAATTACAGGCTCTCGTGCGGACATAATAATTGCGGACGACGTTGAAATCACGAACAACTCATATTCTGTAGAACAGCGTAAGAAACTGTTACACAACGTTGGAGAATTGACGAACGTCTTAAAACCAACAGGGCGATTAATTTTCTTGGGGACGCCACAAACTGAAGACAGTATTTACAACAAATTAATAGCAACAGGTACGTTTGTAACTAGGATATTTCCAGCAATTTATCCGTCCGACCCAAGCATCTATGAAGATCGCTTTGGGAACAACCTATTAGCTCCGTGGATTTTAAAGCAGATGGAAGAACATCCTGAGCTAATAGGGCACACAACGGAACCAACCAGGTTCCCTGATGAATTGTTAGAAGTACGTAGAGCAACCATAGGAAATAAGGATTTTGCATTACAATATCTAATTGACTTAAGTCTCTCACAAATTTCTGGTTATCCTCTGAAAATGCGAGATACAATTATAGCACATGTTGATATAAATGAGGCCCCACTTTCAATTTCCTGGGGGCCAACACATTCAAATAAAATTAACGACATAGAAACCTTAGGTCATGAGAACGATTCTATACATTGGGCTGCGCAGATGGCTGATACGCGAATGCCATACGACTTTAAAATCATGGCCATAGACCCATCAGGTAAAGGTTCGGACGAAACAGCGTACGCTATTATTGGTTATGCTGGTGGAAAGATATACCTATTAGACTGGGGAGGATTCTTAGAAGGATATAGTGATGCTGTATTAAAAGAATTAGCTAAGAAAGCTAAGACGTACGACGTAACCAAAATAGTGACCGAAGCCAACTTTGGACAAGGTATGTTCGAGAAGCTATTGTTGCCATATTTACGTGAAGCAGGAGTCCAAGCTAATATGGAAACAATTACATCAAGAACTAGAAAACAAGAGCGTATAATTCAAACACTAGAGCCACTTTTTCTACAGCATAAAATTGTAATTAATTACACACCGTTATATGAAGAATACATGGCTTTTAAGAACGGTAATTTAGAGCTGTACTACACGTTGCAGTACCAAATTACACACATTGATTATTCAAAAGACTCAATACCACATGATGACCGCATAGATGCGTTAGCTTTAGCATGTTCACAAGTCATTGAACGTCTTGGTTTATCCGAGGAAGAAGAAAGGCAACGCTATGAAGAACGATGGCTTGAAGAGCAACTAAGACGTTGGGAAATGTTTGTTGACAAAAAGAAACGACCAGCAGACATGCGAGACCGTTTTATACGGTATTGGTAATAAGGAGGGATATAAATGGGTTTATTATCCAATCTAGCTAAAGGATTTGGAAACTTTGTAGGAGGGGTTGCAAGAGGAGTTGGGAATGTTGCAGGAGGAGTCGCACAAGGTGTAGGTAGTGTTGTTGGAGGAGTTGTAAGCGGGGTTGGGACAGCATTAGGTTTAAATAGTCCAGAAAAGCAAAAACAAGACCTACAAAGACTACAAAACATGTCCCCAGAAAAAAGACAAGAGTTAGCCAATGCTGCACAACAGCTTTTACAAACAGACCCAAATAACCAATTAGGACAAACTATCTTAAATGCCTTAAATCAAACTGCTACACCTACAAACACCAGTAACGCTCCGCCAAATATACAAAACATGCGATTGGCTCAACTAATTGACCTACTAAAGAAACAACAAGAAGGTAACGAACCCACAAAATTACAAGGACCTAGGGTAGTCGTACAAGAGAGCAGTCAACCTGAAACTATCGGGTATTTTAAAGCTGCAACCGCTCCATCCAAACGTCCGACTGCAGTAACACCAAGGACATATGAACCAACACCGCGGCCTAAGCCTACACCACGACCACAACCAGTTGTAGTAAAACCAGCTCCTAATCCGTTAATCCCAAAAGAACTTCCTGGCAAAGTAATAGGCAAACCACCGAGTCCAGGGCCTGTTAAGCCACCAGCTGAAATAGCAACCAAACCAAAGAAACCAACACAGGCTGTAAAAACAAAATCCACAAGGCTTAGACGTACGACCATAGTTCCCAAGAAACCAACACCAAGAAAGTCTACTGGGTTTTTAACAGGCATACGAAACTTCATTAGCCGTCTATTCAGAAGGTAACAACTTTGTTACAACTAAGTAACTATAAATCTTAAGGAGGTGTTAACATGGGTGTAACAAATAAACCCTGGGAAGCACCTCCCTCTTCTGTTAGGAAAGAGTTGCCTAAGTCGTACTTCTTGCTCCCAAGCAAACGTAAGTTCCCATACAAAGAATGGAGGGGCTCAGATAAAGGCAAGATTAATTTGAATGCTTTAGTCTCAGCAATTAGACTTGCAAACATGCATGGGTATACACAAGTAGCTAAGAGAGCTAAAAGTATATTGAGTAGATATAAGAAGAATAAAGCTAAATAAGATTATTCTTTAGATTACTAAGCAAGCATGCTTAGGACGTTGATAGTTGGCTATAGTAGTTATATGACATACTCTAGTAGTCTAGTTAGACTGTCTAGAGACATACATATGTAGTCTATAGACTATTATCATAGACTTTAGTCTGACTTACTTGTTAATCTAAAGCAAATACTAATTATCCTTAGTATAGTCCTAGTTAGTAT